TTGGATTACATCATAAATGACTTTTATACACAAAATATTTATAATAAGAATGAGGTGTTAAATACGAACTTAAAAGAAAGAAAATTACAAGAAGCGAAAATAAAATTAACAGCATTAGAAGAAAAACTGAAGCTTTTAGAAATATCTGACATACCAAATAAAGATGAAATGATCATTAATTGCAAGCATGATATTGAAAAACAAAAAAGAATTATAAGCCATACCACAAGTTATCTAGAATAAATATGTAAGTTACTAATAGCTACAATGCTTAAAGGAGCGCTCTAATCGAACACTCCTTTATCACTATAACTCTCTATTTTTTGATTAATCTTCCACTTCGATTGCTTCTACAGGGCAAGATTCAGCAGCTTCTTTAGCTGAATCAACATCATCACCAATAACAGATGATAACCCCTCATCATTCATTTCAAAAACATCTGGTGCAACACCTACACAAGTTCCACACCCAATACAAGATTCATTTACTGTAATTTTAGCCATTGTAAATCCTCCTTTATGTGTTTACTATATAATAAATAACTATATTTTACAATATGTTTTTCCATACTAAAAAGTATTACTTATTCAATCAAATATTGAGTATTAAGTATATGAGTTGATAAAAAATGACAAATAACTATAATTGATATTGTACAATTATTGATCCCCACTATAATTCCAATAGTTGTATAATAGGGTATGGTCCTCCTTTCCCCTTAGCCATACCCAACCAAGAGCACAAAAAAGATATCTCCTCGGTAGAGCCTTGTGCTCTTTTATTTAAAAGTTTAATACATTTGCATATTTTGTATAATGTAGTAGAATAGATTGCGTACAAATATTATTTTTGTACAATAGAATATTGTTCCTCTCCCATTAACAATATTCGAAAGTATAAAAAGAGTACAAGTTCACCTCTCCCGTTTTGGGCTTGTGCTCTTTTTATATAAAGTTTATTGAAAATAATTACTTATTATTATATACTTTTATTAAGCATAGTACGTATTCCAAAATTATGCTAAAAACACAGTGTTCATTCCCATGTCACTGTGTTTTTCTTTATACAAAAAAGCCTAGATCAATGTGTGTGACCTAGGCTTGAATTTTATATATTTATTGTTTACGTGTATATCGCGATACCCATTATTAATAATACTATGAGATAGCCCCATATACAAAAGGGTATACTCTATCCTTGTGTTTAAACAGTTCCCCTGAATATCTTCAGCATTTATTTTTAAGTATACCTTTTCCATAATCTTTACATTTTAGTTCCTTTTAATAACCAGTCCCATGTATTAGATCCTACTACACCATCTTGAACAAGACCACGATTTCTTTGAAACACGATAATAGCTTCTTTAGTCTTTTTGCCAAAGTCCCCATCAACAACCAAATTAAATCCCACACTGTTTAATCGTTCTTGAATTAATCTAGTAATACCACCCTTCGCACCTTTTTTACAGTTGGATAACTGGAGAATCCTTGTCTAGCAATTTCTGCATTTAATCTATTTAACCAGTCATCGACAGGTTGAGAAGGTTCTGGTGCAGGGGTTGATACAGTAGTGCCATAATCAATATAGGGACTTTTGCCATGTTTAGTCCATTTTCTAGATTTAGATCCATTTGAAACATTAGCACAAGTTGAAACTTGAACACCATTATCCCATTTAGGAGTAGCTTCAACTACTTTGCCATTACCAATATAAATACCCATATGACCTTTCATCCAGACGATTTCACCTGAAACAATATTGCTAAAATCCGTAGACACTCCGCTACACTTACTAATAATAGTATCAGCATTCTGATCCAATACACCATTCTTTAAATATTTACCATTATCAGGATAGCCCCATAAGATTCCTTTTAACAAACCAGAGCAATCCCACTGTCTTTTACCACCAGATGTTTTATTTCCGAAAGTTCCTAATTTATAAGCAGTAGCTGTATTTGCTACTGCTTTTACTTTATCCACTAATTGTGATGCTGTTAATACTGCCATATTATTTATCCTCCTTTAAATCAATTCCTTCGATTTCTGCACGAATTTTTAAGCATCTAATATAATTACCCATATACCCTTTTTGCTCTTTTAAAAGTTCTAAAGAACAACTAGGTCTAAAGTTTAAAGTTCCAGCTTCATATTTAACAGTCATTGCATCTAATTTATCATAACGGATTTTTGCTTGAAAATACTCACCTCTAAATCTCTCTTTATAACCGTTACTATTCATCATTTCGATAGTTTCATTTAATTCCATGTTAATTATCCCCACTTTCTTTATTAATTAATTTATCCGCCACTTCTAAACCTCTTGTTAAAATGGATGGTACGTTATAACCTGCTTCTACAAGATTTTCTATGATTGATCTAATCTCATTAACAGCTAATGACCCTAATACAAACCATCCGATTAATGTTGTAATGCCAAGATCAATTCCTAGTGTAGTGCCAATCTCTATAAATAAAACAGATGCAGCAAAAGCCACAAGAATCATAATCCAATAGCCTAATTTCTTTAAGACACCTAGCCATCCTTTTTGCGAATTGGTTTTATTGGCCAATTTCGATTTCATACAGCCAGTAATCCAATCAATAACATTAAATAATAAGAACAAAGCAAATAAAATCCAGTGTTCTCCAAAAATAAAGCTTAAAAAAGCGACTACCGCTCCAGTAATCGCATTGTATGTGTCCATGTAATTCATATTATTTAAAACATTCATTTTTTTCATTTTCCTCACCTTCAGTTTAAATTTTATTAAGTACAGCTAATACATAGCCTTCCTTGATACCTTCATCATTAATAATCTGTTTAATCTGCGTTAACTGTGATTTCGAAGTATAACTAACTTCTTCTTCGACAGTTTCGATTTCTCTAAATAAAATATAATCATTCTGCTCGTAATCATTTTGTTTTATAATTTTGTAATTTGATTCCAAAAGTTCACTAAATTTACTTGCCGTAACGTCTAATTCATGTGTTTTAATCATAATTTCATGCCGTCCTTTCATCTTTAATTTTTCGTGTACCATAATGTCAATACTACATCGTATCTAGTATTACCGTTGGTATTGATGTAAACATCTCCACCCGTAGTGACAAATAAATCAGTACTTGAATTTCCATTCATACCACTTATTTTATCGTTCGCTCGCATTGAAAATTCATATCTTATATTTCTATCAAAATTTGCAATATTTTCTATTTTTTTAAAAGCATTAATAGTACCTAAATTGTAAGATTTTTGATATATCTTTTTGCCATCAAGCCAATACTCACCAGTAAATTGTTCCTCAGTTGAATATTGGAAAAACGTATCTTTACGCTGTAATTTTGTACCGTTTTTTAGTCCGAATATTTTTAGCATACCGTACTCCCATTTTTCTTAGGGTATAAGATACAATTAGAAGAATTTTTAAATAAATTTCTAAAAGTACCCCCCCCCCGAATTTTCGAGATTTAATTGATTTTATCAACATTTTTCATCCCTCCTATATCTCTACATTAACAGTTCCAACCATCTCAAATATTGGTTGTTCATGACCAGCATTAGTTATTCTTATACAATTATCGGACGTATCAACTTCTATGCTTCCTACAGTTTCAGCAGAACCACTATAAAAATTTATAATACCTCCGCTTATATTTATTCCTTTATGTCTTGACCACGAGCCAGATGTACCGTCATTTGGAGTTGCAGATAAATCTATCATTCCATAATCCATATTCAAAAGATAATCCATTTCTCCACCAGTCTGTTTTGACGAAATAGTACCATCTGGTTTAATATTATAGCTGGTTGTTAATCCATTTTGATTACTTTTAGATGATGATAGCCCTCCATCAGAAATATTTACACCACCTATACTTCCTGTCAGGGATGTGATTTTACCAGTAGTGTCTACAATAAACTTTCCATTTATATTTAGACTGCCACCAGTAATATTTCCCAGATTAGCAGCAATAGCACTTAAGGTATCTACATTTAAATTATCTACACTAATATAGTGAATCACCCACGAATTTCCGGTCCATCTTTTAATAGGCTGCCCCGTTGCAGTTTGCCATAGTTGACCTACTGTTGGTTTTGATGGGGCAGTGGATGAAACTATAATCCCACTGTCTCCATCTGTACCGTCAACAACCTTTACCAAAGTTATTTCATTTCTTGCCTTAACCGCCATTTTTTATCCCTCTAACTGTGCGACATAACTTCCGCGATTTGTGATATCTCCAGCTGCAATAGTAAGTGTACTGCCAGTGGCAGTAGCCGTAGATGAACCATCTTTATACCACTTTATTGTACCTGCGCTGGTTAATGCACTTCCGGTTAATTCTGTTGCACCTTTGAATACTTTAGCAGTAAGTGTAGTAGCGATTTCGGTGTTTTTAAAAATTGTCCCATTAGATGAGATGATTGCAATATTAAAGGCATCAGCTCCATTAGCTCCGTTGGTACCATTTCTTGATACTGAATAAGATGTAGTAGTCTTACCATCTGAATACGTGACTACAGTTCTAGTCCATACATACTGTCCCGCACTTCCAGTTACTGGTGTAGTAGACCACGTTCCTGTAGGTGGTGTTGTACCATTTGAAGATGCTTGATAAGATACGGCAGAAGATGTTACCGTAACGCTTGAACCATTTGATCCATTAGTACCATTTCTAGAGACACTGTATGCAGTCGTAGATTTACCATCACTGTAGGTTACTACCGTTTTTGTCCATAAATATTGACCAGCCGATGTACTTGGAGGCGAGGCTACCCATGAACCAGTTGGAACAGTTGTACCTGAACTACCAACCTGATATGTAACACTGGTATCTTTTACTGTGACACTTGTACCATTGGACCCATTTGTTCCTTTAAACGCAATAGCATAGCTGAATACCTTTCCGATTGTGATATCGCCTATAATTACTGGAATTGTAAAGCTTCCACTTGTAGTTAAAGCGCTTGTTGCTGTAATTGTAATTGTTGGTTCGGGAGTTTTATTATCACTAACTACACTCAAACCAGAGGGTGTGCTAATTGCACCTAATGTACAAGCTACAATTTCACTGCCGCACATTGCTGTGATTTTCGATGTAATAGATTGCGTCCCGTTGACCGCGCTTGTAGTCCCTTGAAACGTATGATTATCGTTACTCAAGTTTACTGAATAACCATCAGTTAAATCGATTAAATCAACCTGAGCACTTGCTTTTATTGCCATATATTATCCTCCTTTAAAAGTCTAAAAAGCATCTAAATGTTGCTTTGTTGTTTATGTCTTTGTTGGTTAATGTAAAAATAAAACCATTATCAGACAAACGTTTATCATTTTGATTTATTGGTGTATATTCTGTTTCACCAATATTTTTTATTTCCCATATAATTTTTGCTTGTTCGCCAAAAACATCATACATTTTTTGAGATGTATCGATAATTTTATCGTCAACAAAAATTTGAACTGTCATAGTTGTATTAACCCCAGTATTTTTGAATGAAAAGCCGTTAACACTGTCAATTTTTAATACTATAGCTGATTTTCCGTCCACAAGTTTCAATACAGTTACTTCCGCACTTGCTTTTATAACACCGTTATCAGTTAACGCTTCAAAACGAAAAACGGATCTATCATTTTCTAAATCCGTTGCTGAAACTTCTGTTGTTTTTGAATCTATAAGAAAAAAACTGTCTTTATACCACTTTATAGTAAATTTTTCTGTAATATCATTTATTCCATCACTTACAAGCGCTTCTAAGATTGTTTTTTCATCATCCTTTTTGAATATAATCCCATTACTAGAAATAATATTTGCACTATAGCTCTTATTTGCTTCAATAAGATCATTCATTTGTTTAATGAGGGATTCATCAATCTGCGACTGCCTTTCAACAAAATTATCAAAGGTAGTTTTGCATGTAGTTTGATCGGTAAAACTGATTATCTGCTCTGTAATACGTGCTTCTAAGTAAAGCGTTGGTTTATACTCTTTATCCTCGATTGTGAACGTATCACCTATATTTGCATCAATAAAACCATCTACATCATAGCTAACTTGAGGAATACAGTTCTTTTTTAATTGTGCAAGTGCCTGGCCATAAAGTGTATTAACATTGCTTGTTTCATAACTCCACACCTTAGCGATATAACGATCATTTTCACTTGTTGTCAAGGTAGAAGGAAATCTATCCCTTGCTTGAGGTGCTAAAATTTCAATTGTTCCACTTGGTGAATAATATTCTAAATTACCATTTGAATCGTATTCTTTTTTATCAATACCGGCTAATGTTAACCCATCTGTCCCAGTTGGTCGAATTGCAGTATAAAGTTCTGTTATATCAGATATTTTAGAAATGCCTCTAATATTTATTCCATAACGGATAATTTCACTTCTACGATCAGTTCCCATTCCTTGAACATTTGTATCATGTTTTTTATAAACGTTTAAAACAATACCTCCTAATGAATAATCGCTGTTCAGTTCGGTTATAAACTCAATTTCAGCATCAAAAACATTTGCCAGCGAAAAAAGCCGAGCTAAAATAGTCTCAGTTCCTTCCCATTCATGAGTTATTCTTTTGTCACTTACCTCATTTATCCCAATTTCAAACACCTGATTTTCAAAGTTAAACGCTCTAATGTATTCATCAAAACTTAAAGCATTACTTGCTTTATAAGGTCCGGTTTCTTCATTAGATAATTCCAATGAAAGACCGTAAGCGGTAACTTTAGTATATTTTTCATTACGCTCATTATTTACAATATTGCAGTAATAACCTTTGTTTTTATATACAAAAGAAAGTTTATTACCAACAGTAAGGAACTTAGAATCATCGTGATTTGATAATGTTTTGAATGAGTATGTATAAGCTGATCCCGACAAATAGGTGTGCAGTTCATCTTTATAATAGTGCATTGCCTCATCAATTGTATTATCTAAAAAAATACATACGTTATCGTATGCATCTAATACAGCAATTCTGACATTGTCCATTATATCCACGCCTCTCTTACACGTACTTTCACTGTCGGTTTTGTTTTAGTCCATTCACTAACAACAAATTGAATTTTTGTTTCACCAGAATCAGCTTTAAAATATTGACTCCCCAATATTTCATCGTTTGGCCGATACATACCATTAACATAGAATTTTGAGCTTTCACCATCAATGACACATACATCATTTGGCTGATAACGATTAGGTATATCTTTCCATTTTTCAACATTCATTTTATCAAATACAAAATCATTTACGCCCATGTAGGTCATAAAACTTGAGCCACCACGATTACCATATTGTTTTATAGCAATTTGTATTTTTGCACATTCCATATTTTCTACTTCAGGAATAATATAAGACGGGTATCCGCCCCAGTAGTAAAAGGTTAGCCTATTACCCTCTTTTCTTAGATCGCAATGACCCCAGTCCCAATACCATGGATTTTGATTTCCAAGGTGACTTGTAGTATATGAGTAGGTGTGTAATACTTTCCCATTGGCCCATAATTCATAATTTCCTGTATTACCAGTTGTATCGGTTTTGTACCAACATACCCCAGCGATAAGTTTGTTGTCTTCGGTAAGCCAATTTATGCACATTTCACCCGTTTGTCCCATCAAACCAGCATAAAAAATAAGGTGGAAATATGAATAAAAATTTTTAGCACCTTTTCTTCCTTCAGAATCGCTGGGAAGTATAAGAGTACGTAATCCACCGTTAGAACTCGAGGAGATAGGACCGGAAACACCAAGAGTTAAAAAGGTCTGATCAAACCAAGTACTAGTACCCAGCGTTCCTTTTACACTATGCGAAGGATGCATATAATCAGTACCGTTAGTATCGTTTGGTAAATTTATAAAATCCCATAGTGTCCCCAGCCTTTCATTTTGTTCATAAGGCTCTTTATCAGCTTCATCAATTTTTCCAAACTGCATCGTTCCTTTATCACTCACAACACCAATAAAACCACTTTCAGCGTTGTGAGTTATTTCATAATCAATAGGAACAGAAACAGAACCATCATTAATCACTGTCACTTCAAGAACCCCATTATCATTTGGTTCAGCAATAAATTCTTTTAATACGTCTGAATATTTAAACGGATCGCTGCAATATATTTCAATATTTCCAGTTATACTATTTGATCCAGGACCAGGGATACTGTTTCCAATCTTTGTACCAATAAAATATTTATCTGGCTCATCATTAAAAATAATTTTAACCTGTTCATCTTTTAAAAGACGATTTAATTTATTAAATGAATCACGAAATTCGAGGCAAGTAGATGCAATTAATTGATATGTAACAGTAATAGTCCTTGATGGATACCGTTTACCTAAATAATTGGTTCCATCCAATAAATTGACCGTTTCATCTTGTACTTCACTTTCCATCAGCTCACGACCGCTTACATATAATGTCCGATACCCCGGTATTTCATTTTCAATAAAAACGCCATTGTAGGACATTGCTTCAGCGGGAAGTATTGTTTTAGTATACATCTCATCAGTATCTACGAATTCATACATCTACTATTTCACCCCCTTGATCATATTTTTTAATTTTTCATTTTTTTCTATTTCCTCCTGCGTAAACGGCGCAGTTACACGAGCAACCTCTTTGCCGTCCATAATTACAGGTACATTAATAGTGTATTTAGTATTTTGATAATATTCGTAATCTTCTGAAAGATTACTATCAAAGTCACCTGCAAAAGCAATTTTAGGATTGTTTAAAACTGGTATTGAAAATAATTTATCTGCTGCTTTTTTTACAAAATTTTTCATTTCTACAATACCATTGCCCAATCCCTTACCCCAGAAATTACCTAGTTTAGTACTAACCCTTGAAGGTGAATGAATCTGCGCTTTAGCACGGATAGCCTTTTCCGCAGCACTTGCAAGTTGAGAAGCAACACTTCTTACATAGCCGAGTTGTGAGCTCATACCATTACCTAACCCTTGACCAATGTAAACACCTGCCCCGTAGGCTCCTGCCTGACCATTTTGGAACACTCCGATAGTTTGCATTGTTGTTAATGATGCTATTAATACCATTTTAGTAGCTCCGGTCTGAACACCACTAGAAATATTGTTTCCAATATTTTGCCCTGCGGTTTTAGCTTTACCCTCAGCATTACTAAAAGAACTAATAAGTGATTTAATTGCAGATTTTGCTAAACTTCCCAGTCCTTCAAGTGCACTGTTAACAAAACTAATTGAAGACTTCATTGCTTTCAATGATTTTTCAGTAGTTTTTGCACTAGATGCAATTGATTTCATACTACCCAACACACCTAATAACCCAGCAGCTAAAGCAATCATACCGGCGGTTACAACCAATAAAGAAGCACCAAAAGCTACGAACCCAGCAGTTAATGAAATTGTTCCTGCCAGAGAGGCAACGCCACTTGCTGTAAACGCTAATACCCCGGCAGTTAAAACTAGCAAAGAAGCTCCAGCAGCGAGCGCCCCTGCTGATAAAGTTAATAATGCCGGTCCTAAAATAACTGCGCCTAGAGCGCACAAATTAATTCCTGCTCCCAAAGCAACTGATGCAACAGCCAAAGCTAATACACCAACTGCTGCACCTAATGCACCAACTCCTACCGCAATTAAACCAGCAGCTAAAATTAAAGCACCTGCTCCAGCTACTACAGCACCTGCGCCAAAAGCAATCATACTCGCTCCTAATAAAGCTATATTTCCTGCTCCTAATAATCCGTATTCACAGACAGTAGGAAGTACACCAGCCACTAACGTTAAGGCAGTAGCTGCTAATAAAGCTCCTACTCCAACCAAAACAATAGCAGCACCAAAAGCTACGAACCCAACTGCTCCCGCTGTTAATGCAGGCCCTAATATAGCTGCTCCTGCCGCTAATAATGCAATAGTCGCTATCATTCCGACCATAACCCCAATTGCAAGTGGTCCAGCATTTGCTAAATTAATAGCACTAGCCGTTAAGATTGCAAATCCAGCTGAAACTAGAACTAATGCCGTTCCCATAGCTAACATTGCAAGTGAAATAGCGTTTAATTTTGCAGCCCCAGGCTTAATAGAGTTCAACATCAAAGTCATACCAGCTCCCATAGCTGCCAAAGCAACCACAAGACCAGCCATCACACCAATTGCTAAAGGTCCTGCATTAGCTAACTGTATAGCGGAATAAGCTAATAATGCAAAACCTGCACTCACCATCAAAATACCCGCTCCCATCATCATAAAAGATTTAGCAGATGCTAGCATGTTTTTTGCATTTGTTTTTGCTGCATTGCCTGTGTCATTTATTCCATCAGCAACATTAGTTATTTTTTTTGTTACACCAGAAGATACGGTATCAGAAATACCCATTAACTTATCACCAAATTTTTGTAATGCAGTAACAGCTGAACTAATTTTTTTATAGCCTTTCCATGCTAAAAAGAAACCTGCTACCCACGGTGTAGCTGCAACAATTATGTCACTATTATCTGCAATTATATTCCCAACAAATGCAATCACATCACCGGCTGAAGACATAACATCACTAAACGTTTTAATAACCGTTTCATTTGTTGCTATTGAGGCACCTACATCAACAATCACACCTCCGACATCAAATAGTGCTCCTGCTACCTTTCCAGCAGCTTTACTAAAAGCATCCCAATAGGGTTGAATTGTGGTTATTGCTCCCGAAATTGTATTAACTAAGCTGTCGGCGTTAAAACCATCTAATTTATCAACAAGACCAGAAATTGCATCAATCCCAATTTTTGAAACATAGTCGAATGCCGGAGCTAATTTAACTCCAAGAGTTTCAGTCAAACCATCCATTGCTTGGTCTACAGTTTTATATTCTGTAGCCAATTTTGTGAAAGCGTCATTTGTTCCAACTTTAGCAATGGCATTGAAAAAATCTTCGGTTTTAACAGTTCCATCCTGAACTTTACTAACTAATTTAGAAGTACTCATACCCATTTCTTTCGCTACCGCTGCAACTCCAGCCGGGGTCTGCTCAAGCATTAGTTTAAAATCCTGCCAAGCAACTTTCGGCTTAGCGGCCATTTGTGTAGCTTGTGTACTTAAAGTTTTCATTGCTTGCGTTGGGTTTTCAGCTGCCGCAGCAAGACCACCAAAACCTTTTACTAACTGTGTACAATTCTTTGTTCCAACTGCTGCCAGCTGACTGTAAGTAGTAGCCATATCACTAGCACTATAGATTGTTTGTGTTGCAAATTTTTGTAGTTCTTTTTTTGTAGAAATTATTTCATCAGAACTTTTTCCAAGCATTCCCATGTTACCATTAAAGGTTTTCCAAGATGCACTTGAAGCTCCTAATTCACTTATAACACCCGAAATACCACTTGTGATACTTGAAAAAGCTTGTTGCCCAATTCCAGTAAGAATACCAAAACCAAGTCCACTTTTAATTTTACTGCCTAAGCTCGACAATTTGGAATCGGCTTTTTCCATTGTGGAAGTAAATCCTTTATCAGCAGCCGATAATATAGCTTTTACACTAAAACTCTCTGCCATTTTTCTCACCTCTTTTTCTCATGAATTCTTTAACTTTAGAAAATTTATCTTCTTTTTTTCCAAGAACTTTATTAAGTTCATATTCATAGTCAAAGAACTTCTTGAAAGTATCGAAAACTGGTCGAGTTTTATTTTTACCTGCTTTCTTTCTTGCTTTGACTTTAAAATTATTAAACGCTAGCAAATGAATGTGATAATTCAAATCGAGTTCCTTTAGCTCTACTGCTTTCATTAATAGTTCATATTCCGCAAAGGTTAATAAATCAACTTGATCAAAATTCTTAAAATCTAAATATCTAAAACAATTTAATGCTATCTCTTTATAAGTTTCATCGAATGATCGAATATCTTCTAATGTTGTTCTTTTTCCCGTTTCTTCGCTTCTTCCACTCTCTCGAACAGTTTCTTGATTGCGACTTTCGATGCATTCGCACTCGATAAAAAATCAATTACAACCTCAAATAATTTTTCAACATCTGTCGTTTCGTTATCGATATATTCTTCAATTTGCTCACGAGTAACTCTAGGCGTCATGCCATCATTTAAATAATCTAGAGCATTAATCAATTCTTCAATTTCGCCATCTACTAAGCCAGCTACCAAATAAGTTAAACCAACTTGCTTTTCTACACCTAATTCATCTTTTTGCGTTACATTTTTATTTACTTTTCTTACAAATCCGATAGATGCTTTGAATTTATATACAATTCCATTAATTGTTAATTCCATATAATTTTTCCTCTTCTTTCTTCAATTTAAAAGAGAGCGTATTTCTACGCTCCAGTTTTCTTTGTGTCAGCAAACACATAATTTGCCATTTCTTGTTGTTCTTGAGATACTGTGGCATAACCATCTACTCCACTGCCATTAATCCCAAATGTAAGAGAAACTTCAACCATATCTTCAGCATTAGAAGTTATTTCACACTCTGTAAGGTATCCTTGGAAATATTTTGCTTTAAATTTTCCAACATTGTCTTCTGTGCCTTTTTCGGCTAAATTTACTTCCCAAATTTCAACAAGCTCATCATTATCTAAGGCTTTTTCTAACTCATCGATTAAAGTATCACCAACTGCTAAAATACTTGTAGCAGTAATTTCTACCTCAGCAACCCCGGGTGTACGAATTGATCCGTCCTTAGTTGCTGTGGAATCAGCATCCTTGCTCTTTGTACGACCGTTCTCAGTTGTAAAAGCAAGTGTTGCTCCATCTTTTGTAGTTGCACTACTTAAAATTCTATATAAATAAACAATTTTTTTACCTTGTACCGCTTCAGGTGCTGCACAAAGCTGTAAATCAAATCTTCTCATATGTTACATCCTCCTAATTAAATTTAAACTCTAAAGAAAGCACCCCGTGTAAAAGTGGAATGCTTGTTGATGTATCTGGCATAATGTCTTGACTAACATTTTTTAACGACCACGCAAAATTAGTTGTATGATTTAATTCTCTAGATACTTTCTTTATATCAAGAAGCATCTTTGAGACTGTCCCACGCTGCTTAGGATTATTGTGAAATACATGGATAATTTGATAGACATTCCCAAATACAGCGCTTTTATTAGCATCATCAATTAATTGACTATTGCCAACATATATAAACGGGCAAGGGGTATTATCTGGTGGTAAAAAAGTATCATAGACATTGTCTGGATATAACTTTTTTAGTTCTACTAACAGATAACTAAACAGTTCTTGTTGTGGATCCATTTTTATACACCTCACTCAACTAGTTTTTTCATATCTTTTTTAAATATTTCTTTTTGTTCATTAAACGCAGGACCAACAAAGGGCTGAGCCTCCATTTTTCGGGTACCATATTCTAGATACGGGCTGTATTCAGTACCTGGTTCAACAATAGCAGTAAAACCGCTATCTTCTTTCGATAACTGTATACTCCTTTTAGTTGTACCAGTTTGATATCCCTTAACGAAATTAGCATTACGAGTCATTTTATTTGTTAACTCAGCTCCGTTAGTACTAACAACTCTTTTTACATCAGCCATCTTGATATTTTTCTTAAGTTTATTACTTAATTTTTCTAAACCCTCTAAATAAAAAACTTTAGCCATTAAGTCACCTCCGAAAGCACAAAAATATGTTTTGTTTTAAGCTTTCTACTATAGTCAACTTTGTATTGTTTCTTATCAATGCGAATAAAATTAAATACTTCATTCCAATGATTTTGAATATGAATAGTTAAACTCCCTTGCTTAATAGTTCCATAAATTAATTGCATTGTTTTAGTACTGGTATCCATCACACTGGCCATTAATTCTTTTTCGACGATAGTATCATCTCCATAATTACCTGTATTTTGATCATACTGGCCACTTTTAACAGTTTGAAAATAAACAGGAGTGTCATATCTCATAAAAAACATACACTTCCTTTTTTTAGATCACTCTGATTATTTAACCATGACCTGATATCTTTATCATAACTATCAAAATCATCGTCGTTGAAAGACATACTTTCACCCTCGACTGAATGAGAAGATACACCCTCGCTACCAATACGATTAAATCTAATTACCGATACTTCAATAACAATATATTCAAGTTCTTCAGGAACTTCTTTAACACTTAACAAATTTCCTAAACGTTTTTGAGTAAGCTCAATAATCACGTTTAGTTTATCGTCAATATTTTTGGGGTTACCTAGTAATTCTTTGACATTTTCAAGTATTGTCATAGGCAACACCATTATTTCTTTGAAGCTGAGTTTTTAGGTTCGGATTTTTTTGTTTCGTCCTTTTTTTGCTTTTCGGGTTCAACTGCTTCATTTTCGTCTTGAGCTTGATTACTTTTATCTTCAATAAATGTAATTAACGGCGTACTTTGTTTATTACTGGCAGTAGCCAGTTCAATAATTCGTTCTCTAGATACTGTCAATCCATCACGAGGGAATGTATCCCCCGCATTGTATGGATGTTCATTATCTTGTAAATCAGTAAAATATTTAATAACTTTATACATTTTATTTTCCTCCCTAATTATGCTCCAACTGATACTTCAGATGCTTGAATAGAACTTACAATTACTCCATCCAAAAATTCAGGGAAAAAGATGACACCGCTAAACAATAAAGTTTCAAATGTTGCTGTTTTTCCATCAATATTATGTGTCATACCAATAAGCCCAGTAGCATCACTTGTTAAGTTGAATGTTTGAGCCACGTCACCGCTGTTTGCAGGAACATAAGCACCATTAATATTTTCTTTAGCCGAAGCAATAACTTTTCCTTTTTCTAACTCAGGTGAAACAATCACTGTTCCTAAACCTAAGAAATTTTCAATATAAGACATACCAAAAGCAGTTTGCAATGTAATTTGAGCATTTCCCAAATAATCAGCTAAATCTTCACTTGATACAAAATAAATAGGTGTTACAGTCATATCAACATAGAACTTTTGTAACGCTCCCCATGCAGCACTTAATGCTGATTGTAAATTTGTTCCTTTTGCTGTACCAGTTCCAGTTTTAATTAAAGTGTAAAATGATTTTTTGATTGAAGTTTGGACACCAGAAATTAATTTTTCATCTGTTTGATTTACTGCTAATGAACGTCCTGAACGTTGAATAGCTTCTGCTGATGTACTTTTTCTATATTTATTTAACTTTAATTCAACTGTTCTAGCTAATTTTCTATTAATTTCAGTTAAAGGAATAGTTTCGCCCTCTCCAACCTGATCAGGTGTATTTACTTGTTCCATTTTATAAATTTTAATAGTTGTTCCAGCGCTCATTGGAATCATTTCAGTAACTCCTAATAAACGTTGCAGCTCATTAATATTTTTGTTTAAACGGCTTGTGTAATCAATCGAAATAGCTGGTTCTAAATCTTTACCAGCAGTCAAATTTGTTTCTGCTGCATGTAATTGTAAATTAAACTTATTTTTGTTTTTCATTGTTTATCTCTCCTTTTTATTGGAATAATTCCATGTTTTCACTAATTAATTTTTGTCTTTCAGCTGTGTTTTCAACTTTAAAAATCTCTTCTTTGGTCATTTTCGTCTTAGAACCCTTTTTAGGTGGTTCGTGACGTAATTTAGCTGCAACTTCCTTTTGAACTGCTACTTTAAAAATCTTTGCAAAGTTTTCAACATTAGCTTTAGTTGTATCAGCATCTTCTGATACTAGATTAGCTAAAAGTTCGTCATTAACACTAATTTCTTCATCTGCTAAAATTGACCGGGCTACCTTAGACATTTCACCTAATGTAGCCTGCTTCTCATACTTCGCAATTTTTTCTTGCAGTTGTTTGAATTCAAGATCCTTTTTTTCTTGCTCAGTCATATTTTTTAATTTTTGAGCCTCTTTGAATTTTGCTTCTTCTTTTTGACGTTTCTTTTCCCATTCAGCAAATTTTTTAGAAATAAGTTTATCTACATCTTCATCACTGTGTTTTTTGTCACTAGGATTTTCACCTTCACCATCTTTAAGTGAGGTGTTTGGTTCGTTGTCCGGATCCTCACCATCTTCTCCATTGTCACTATCTTCAGCAAAAAGCTGTAAATCGAACTTATTTTTTAATAATGGTAATTTTAATAATTTTTCTAAATCTTTCATTTTCTTTTCCTCCGTAATTTAAAGTTTTCACGCCTAACCTATCCGTAGTTTTTTTATTGGTTTCCACGCCTCCAACAATCCGTAAAGTTTAATGTCATTCACGCCTGGACGTATAAAAAGCGTTCATACAAATGAACGCTAATTAATATATTTAATTTTTAGATATTTCAACATAATCACTATATACGTTAGCAATCTCTCTACATCCTATAAAAAAAGAATCAACCAGCAATTGACTCTTTGATGTAGGTTTGTATATTGCTATTAAAGAATTTCCGCTTTTTAAACAAACATTTACATTATCTTGTGTTAACTCCTCTAAAGAATAACAAAGTGTCTGTAATAAACTAGAAATTGCCGCACAAACGATATCCTGCCCAACAGTATTGTAATTTGCATGACCAACACAAGAAACCGCAATATGATCACGTGATCTCTTAACATCTATTTTAATCATAAATTTCACCTTGATAGCAAATGGTAAAAAAGAATAAAATAAACAATTAAGTTTGAAATTATAATCGAATTTACTTTTATACTCATTTTGCATTATCCTCTCTCTAAAAAAATAGCATTATAGCAATTAGCAAAATAAAATTAATTACAATTACACAACATAACCAATACGATAATTTTTTCAAGCTATCTTTAAGTATCATCATCTCTAACTTATTTGTCTTGTTTTCTTTTCGAAGATATTCAATATCCTCTTTTAAATAGTTGATTCCGGTATCTATATGTTCAACACAACCATTGAATTCTTTAATATGTGTATCGAGTTTTTCTTTAATTTCATCTATTTCTAAACTATTAATGTCTATTTTACTAACAACACCAGTTACACCGCTTTCTATTCGCGCCACACTTATACCTCCATTTTTAAAAATAAAAAAGCCGATTAATTATCGACTTTAATATATTCCTACATCCAAGGATTACACCACATTGATATACTTACTTTGGCTTCTTCTTCACCGTTAAGTATATTTTTAATATGTTCATCGTCAGACCAGGGAGCATCCTTTTTCCATAGTTGTATGTACTCCTTAAATTCTTCTTCACCGCCAAGTTCTTTGACATGAAATGGATAATCTTTAGGATCAATCATTTTTTAGCACCTCTGCTTTTATATAATAAATTCCATTTTCTTCTCTTACTTCATTTATAATATAACACAGTCCTCTATTAAATAATACTTCTTCTTGATTTTTAAATTTTGGATATGCTAGATCTTTTATATATTGCGCGCCTTTATATCCTTTCGGGACATCAAATTCTATAAAACCATTGCGGCCTTTCAAATCGATATCATCAAATAAATTTAACGAAGTTGAGGAGTATCCTTTTTCAATAATTTTAATACCGATTAATTTTTTTAAATCCTCTATGTTATATTTGCTTTTTTCAACAAAAAAACCTAGATCAACTTTTCTTCTCAATGTAATATCTTCAAGAATTACCCCTTTGCTCAATGCATTATCTAATATATTAATTTCATTTTGATATTTATCATATTTACCATGATTTAAACTACTATTAAGTTGAAAAGCGAAAATCCCAGTATAACGATTTAAGATACTCTTTTCACTTTCGGATAGTTTATTAAGTTGTTTGTTCATATTAGACTTGAATCTTTTTTGAGCTTCCCATTCCTCGGTAGTACCACCTTTTTCTAGATAATTTAACCATTCATCATAATCTTTTCTATCGACAGATGGTGCAGTCGAGCAATGACACCTTGGATGCATTGGAGGAGCATTTAGCCCAGGCATCATATCCTTGATTTTAAAATGTTTGCCGTCTAACGCTTTACAAACATCACATACATCACTACCTCCACAAGCAATATACTCATATTCTTCTAAACCATTTTCAATATACGACTTTTTTTGTGCCTCTACTTGAACTCTTGCTAACTCAGTCTGCATTAATCGTTCAGCATCCGACTGTTTTACGTTAAAACGCTTTCTAAGCTCAGTTGCAAGTGTTTTTGGATTCTTGCCTTGAATAAGACCAATTTGTAATAATTTATTTAAATCATTTTTTAACAGATCCTGATGCATCCAGATACGATCGCTAAAAGTAGCATTGTGAAACGACGCATTAACGATTGAATTAGCCAATTTAGTGTTATTTTGTACTGTTTTGCCTAAAATACCTGATTGTCGCTTGAATTCATCTATAGAGCTTTTTTTTAACGCTTTATAAAACAGCTGATAAATCTTACTGTGACCTTTAGCAAGTTCAAGACCTAAATCAGCTTTTAACAGCTCCAATCTATTTACTTTCATTGTCAAGTTATAGATTTTCATTGCGTCATTAGCTTCTTTGGTGAAATCTTTTGTTTTTACATATTTAGCAGCTTTGCGCGCATATTCTTCTATATCTAACTTAGAAGCTCTTTTCTTAGCCTCAGCCATGGTTATACCATTTTCACTAGCATATTTAGCATAGAAATTATTAATGGACCTCTTGCACTCATCCATCATGTCTTTGTAAATTTTATTTAATTCCTGATTATATTTCTTTTCTTCAGTGATATTGTGCTTATGTTGCTCATTTTCCCGATTGCGCCAGTAATCATAACTGCCCATTACAATTCACCACTTAATATTTTTTTAGCTTCATTTGTATCAATACCGATTGCAGTAGAAATTAATTTCACAGCCTGACCCTCAGTTATAGTACCAGAGGTGAATTGAGCCATTATAGCTAATAACGACTGTGTTTGAGCACCATTTAAAGTTTTTCCTTGAACCTCAGTAACAGCATCATCCTTATAATCCAAGTCAGTGCCATTTTCAAACATTGTTTTAGCAACGATATCATTTTCAGCATCCTGTTCTTCATTTTTTAAACGGTCGATTTCACTTTGAACATCGTCAACGATCGAAAGAACTTTTAATTGTGTTTCCTTTGAGATTATACCTTCAAGCGAACTTGCAACTTGCGCCTCATCGGTGATATTGGCAGGAATATTAAAAGTGAATTTGTATTCAAGACCAACCCAGGCATCACTTTTTACTTTAGAAAGCGGATGTGAAAAAAGGAGTTTGTAACGCCTGTTCATTCCACTTGTAAATTTACGTTCCTTAGCCTTTGCTAGATTCGTCATTGATAGAAGTTTGTATTTTAATGCTATTCCGGAACTTGTACCAAAATTTTCATCACTAATATTCGCAACCATAGAAATCTGAAATATCAATCTTTCAAGACGTTCAATTAAGTTTTCCTGTGTTCCATCTGAATTTGGTTTATCCATAAATTCAACAACCATATTAACTTCTGGATCACCTTCAAAATTAACGATACGGTTATCACGTATCTGTTTAACACCATTTGTATCAAGTTTAGCACCTAGAACTTTTAAATAGGCATCTGCAAAATAATCAACATCATTAGCTTTTTCACTTATAGCCTTGTTATAGGCGTTGATCATCGGCATAGCTGACTCAAAAATACCGGTGCGTTCAGCATTCTCAACATACTCAGTTACCGGCACACCATCAAAACCATGAAGATGTTCATCGTCATCGAAAACATACGATCCGTTTTGATGAAAGTATTGAATAACTGTATCATCAGACCATGACCCACGTTCAACATTTTTATAATCTTTATAGTATCTTATGAAAAATAAAGGCTTTTCAATAATACTGTCATCATAAATAATAAATGCCTCTAGCGGAGAAAGATATGTAATACACTGTTGCATATCATCATCGAGATAATACATTTCGTAACCGTGTCCATAAATTGAACAAATCTTTGATAGTTCAGCATTGTTATCATCTTGATCATTATAAGAATCTAGAAAAGCAATATAATCATTTGTACCCTTATCTTTACCATTTATTTTTATTGGGTTTCCAATAAAAAAACCGTTGAATGTATCAACGATATATTTGGCGAAGTTTACAGATATGCGATTGTCAGGTTTCCATTTTTCTTTGTCTGGCTGATTGTATATGTCATAATTATTTTCATAAGCATCATGCAGTTTTTGATAATGACCATTTACAAGCATCTTATGTTTACTAATATATTCGGCTAATAAATCAGGTGTCATAACCGTATCTTTTGGCAATCTAAAAATTTCCATTAAATTCCCCCTTTCAAATCAGTGTTTAATTTATTTTTATTAATTAAAATTGTGTTAACAAAATATCTTATTGCATCCATACAGTGATCATTTTCTTTTATCGGTGCATCAATTCCTCTGCTAGTTGCTTTTGAATCCCATACATAAATAGAGAACTCTTTTAACGCCATTTTGCAAGTATCAAGGAAACCAATTCTTCCTAGATTAAGCATTGTTCCGACTGAACGAATACCATTTGAGACATCATTTCTAGCACGTTTGACGCTCAATCCTCTGCTTTTCAACTCAGTTATAAACGATGCTGCACTTGGATCGACTATAATATATTCAATATTCAAGCTACCAATAAATTCAATTAAATCATCAGCGTACTGGCTATCAGTTTTTTGTTTTCTTTCTTCACGACCAGAATAATAATATTCTTTTGTTGCATACCACGTTTCATTAACCCCTTTTTCCCAAAGTAAAAAGACCATGGGATTCTGGGTTCCATAGTCACAACTAATATATTTTTTTTCGTTTTCATCAATTTTAGGACGTTTATTGACAATATGCTTATCTCTATTAAACATGTCATAAATAACACCTTCAGCGACAGCCCATAAACCACGGATATATCTATCATAAAAAACTCCATTATACGCTGAAGCGTATCTTCTTTTGACTTCTTTATCTAAAGACAAATTGTCGTTCATTGTAAAATGAACATACAATATATTTTTTACAGTTTCTTTTTTACGTTCTAATTCTTTTATTTGTTCTGCATTTAAATAACCAATTGATTTGTCTATCCAATTAACTTTAAACCAGTGAAACGGACCTTGCGGGTTACAGTTAAACCACCATTTAGATCCTTTAACACTACAACGTGCAGTTGCTTGATTAACAAAGCTTTCGGGCATTAATGCAACTTCATCAAAAAACATTCCTGCCAATGTGATACCTTGAATTAAATCTTGTGATCGTTCATCCTTACCACCAAAAATGTAAAAATAGTTTTCGATATTCTTCTTTCTAACGATAACAAGATTATCGGCACGGTGATCATTTACTTTGTATCCTCTAGCTTTAAGCATAAGTTTAAGCCAAAATAAAACATTACGTCTAAAAGATCCTATTGTTTTACCTGCCATTCCAAAGTTTTGACCACTAAAAGTAGTCATTGCCCATAAAACATATGACAAGGACATTACAATGGTTTTTCCTGAACGGATAGCACCATCTGCAATAATTCCATCATTATCTTTTACCGGACTATCCTTAGTCCACCAGTTTAAAATCATACGTTGCTTTTTACTAAATGGTTTAAATTTAAAAATGACCTGCTTTATTTTAGCCATCTTGTTGACCCTCGTTCCAATCAGAAATTGCAGTACCCGATAAAGCTTCGATAAATCCATCATCTGCATCTTCAATTTCTTCATCATTGCCACCAGTAATATTCTGGGTCTGTGCTTTAATCAAATCAATCTTGGCTCTTTGTTCTTCAGTAACAAGGTTCATGTGCCTGCCTAGCCAGTCCAAGGCCTTCATACGATCACTCAGTTTTATGCTAGCGCCATCGCGTCCCTGTTTGACTTCACTGAGAATAGTCCCGTCAGCAAAAGCACTGTCTTTGAGTTTCACGACATTTATCTCTTTTTTTAGTTCAACTGTTTCACCTGTCAGCTCATCTTTTACAGTAACAGGTCCAAACGGTCCCATAACAGGTACTAACTCTCGGCCATACTCTAGATAATCATTTAGATCTGCAAATGCAATATCGATATATTTTTGTACAATGTCCTGCGGATCAAGAAGTGCATCTGCGTACATTTCTGCTTTTAGCCTTTTAATTTCTTCCTGGACCTCAGGCAGTTTATACCAACGACTAGCCATGACAGCTGCACTGCCGTATGTAACTTTCGGTTTGACTTTTTGGTATGCCTTTACATGGTTGTGATATTTTAAGCAGTAAATACAAAAGAGCTGTTTATCTTCATCCAGCTCTCCATAATCATCAGCTATATTTTTAGCAATTTCTCTTGCGACCTTTTTGGTTGCAACCTTTGCTTTTTTTGGTTGCAACTTTTTATCTTTCCAGTACCGGCTTTTCCATGACTTGACTGCGCTAACAGACACGCCATATTTAGCTGCTATGTCTTTATACTTCATGCCTGATATGTAATCATCATATGCTAGCTCGTATTTCTCTTTCAAGTCATATCACCACCTCCGTGTTTGCTTTTTCTATATTTACAAAATATCTAATTCTGCAAAAATTTTATACATTTTAGGGAACTGAATCGCCATCCAATCAACCATCTCCTCATCACGCGCCCACTGATCTATATCATGGGAATTTATATCTAAACCCGATTCGTATAAAAAGGCATGTATAATTTCATGCCTTAGAATTTTCTTCTCATAATCCTGCAGATTACGCATCTGATCGATATCATCTTTATTTTCCTCGCACTTTAATACAACTATTTCTTTTGCATGATGATCACAAAATCCATCTTTGTTTGAAAGGCGATTATCTTTATCTTTTTTACGCTTAAATATCCTGTATTCTGTACCTAAAATATTAATTGAGTAAAAGAGCATTTTAATTTCATACCTCCATAATATTAGTTATAATATTCATAGTTAAGCCGTTCTTTATTTGAATTATTCCTTGAAATTCTTTATACGGAGGTGATTCAATGGCTGCTAAATCTGGTGGAAAATGCACTGAACGACCTAAACGACCAGGTCCTATGACTGTAAAAGTTAAAGGGTACACTCGTGACGATGGAACAAAAGTTCATCCTCATAAACGTCACACACCAAAATAATAATATTTCCGGCTTAACTAAAAGATTAGTTCCCAAGACTAATCTTTTTTTGTAGACTCTATCCTGCCATAATAAAAGGCACTACATGAGTGCCTATTTTTCTACGATGACCTGATTTGAACATCAAAACCTATCATGCCTAATATATCACATTTTTGATAAAACGATTCGTAAATTTTTCCACTATCAGTTATGTCTGAATTTGCTAAATCTGTACTAGTATCTACAAATAATTCCACTACATAATCACCTGTATTTGGAAACTTAAAATCTTCAAAATTAAAAGCATGTCTATGTCCGTGAGAAAGAATATTATCTTTTATATCAATATTCTTAGGTGGTACAATAAACTCTCCTAAATATATAACATTAAAATCTTTTGATTTATCTTCTCTTAAAAAAGCATGTATTTTCACTCTTTTAATATCTTTTGCAATCGAATCAGGCTGAATATAAATATTTACTAGTACCAGTACTGTAAAGTTTGATGATAGATCAATATCCGTATATATCGTATCTGTCATGCTTATTTTTCCATTTTGATCATCAAATTCATTACATACGAGCATATTAGCTGCGATATCATTAACAAACTTAGTCATTTAAATCACCTTCATCCCTTTTTAAATTTAAATTCAGATCCGTTTTTTTAAAGCTACCATCTACTTTAGATGTCGTAAGATCATTTTTATCAGTAGTATTTTCTTTAACAATATCTTGAGTTTCTTTAAACGATTTATCTATTTTCTTTATAATTTCGTTTTTTAGATTATTAATCATGTCAACTGTTTCCTTTTGGGTATTAATACTTTGATCAAGATTATAAAAACTAAGAATCATTGATATCACTCCAATAATTGTTGCTACTAATCCTAAAACAATACCCACCCATGAATTCATAGTATTTATTGAAATGGATTTATCGAAAATGAAACTTAGTATAAACAATAGCATTATACTTGTTCCAATTATATATAAAATATATTTCCACCAAAATTGTCTTATCTTTTCTATTAGTAAATCGAATTTGCTTTTTGGCTTGTCTACTTCACCGTTTAAATTTAATATTGTTTTCATAATTTGATCGTATTTACTTTCCATAACAACCTACCCCATAATTATTCTAATACCTAATAATTATACACTAATATAGATATATTATCGATTATATCACAACAATCAACATAAAGCGACACCACGAATATTAATGAAAGGAGGCATTAAATGAATGGCGTACCAGCACCAGGTGATGCCGCTTTATCTGGAAACAAAAAAAGCTCTGGGAGATTGAGCTTTTTTCATATTTGTATAATCAAGGGGAAGTATAAGAAACACGAATCAACCAAAAAGAAATTATTGGAGTGGGGCTTTACCAAAAACTCCACATTACCATAATACCACCTATTTCACTGCCATACCATGACACGGACTGACAACTTTATTAAATTTCAAGATTATTTATAGCATTTCGGCGATAGCGATACACATTACGCTCTGAAAAACCCATTTTTTTAGCGATTTCGTCATACTGCATCAAGTGAATATATGCATATTTCAATACCAGACGCTCCTGGATGTTTTTCAAAGTATCGATCGTATGCTCTATCTTTTCCATTTCATTAAATATTGCTTCTTTTTTTGCATATAGTTGCTCAATTGATTGTCTTGTTCCTAAAGCTGGACCATAGCTTATAGCTTTTATCCCCATTATTTGTCCATCAACATATGTAAGCTGATCTAACTTATCCCTATAGGATTTTAAATACTGTACCTTTTCGTTGTAGTCCATTCACTCTCCTCCTACAGCATTTCTTTAAGTTTAAGTTCCAGCTTTCGTATATACAATACGACTGTGTCCTTAGCACTCTTACATCCTTCAAGCGAATCAAGCTGCTGGTAACGATCCAACAGCTCCTTCATGAGTTCTTGTTTAATCATTGTACTTAAACCTCCTTATTTTGTAACAGTATCTGTTAATAGATTAACTGCCTTTAATACACTTTCGAGTGTACTGCTGTACTCTTTTTCATTTTCACGATCAGCTCTTAACATCTTATTTTCACAGGTTAAATCATCAAGACGTTTTTTTAACTCAATACATTCATGCTCATAGTTATGAGCCGGTTTTCTGGATTCAGCTTCAGCAAGCTTATTGATCTCACTATACACTGCACCAACAGCTGCATCCCAGCCTTTACTGTACTCATCGGATGCATCAGTACCGCCAAGACTGGCAACTGCTTCCTGTATCTTCTCTAGTTCTACTTTCATTTATTTGGCTCCTTTCAGCGGACACCAGCGAGGAGTTCTATAACCAAGCTGATACCGAGCGCATTCTTTCACTAGTCTTGGACCCAGAATATTATCCGGATGATAACAGTAATACCCGCTTTTTTCTATTTTTGAATCTTTATAATCAAGGTATTTACATTCATTACATTTCATTGTTCTTCCTCCTGTATTCCCTTTGATAGTGCTTTTGATACCAACGCTCACAGTCTCTGCAGTAGCTGTTGTATCGGCTTTATGATTTCATGAACCTAAAGTTATCAATTGTCTTATATTCACCGCACATCGAGCATTTTCGTTTTTCCATACACTGTCCTCCTATACGTACAATCTTAACTTTTATTAACGTGTACCATTCTTTTTGATAAACTCAATTACATCACTAACGTTCTTGAATGTTGTCTGCTTCTGCATATTAATTGAGCCAATAATTGTATTAGCGATTAAATAAGGATCATCCGTATTCTTCGCCCTAGCCACTCTACGAATCATGATCATATTGTCATTTAACCTAGTCGGCTTTACAGGTTTCAGACTGTTGGGCTCAAGTAATGGTTTAAGCTTCTCATGATAACTTTTAGTAACCATTGTTGTCTCGCCTTCACAATAATAAAGCCTGTTCAGGAATGATTTGCTAAGTCCGGTAATATCAATCGCCTCAGTAATATTCTGCGCCAGGGTCCCTTTATCAAGCTTTTTTAAAGCATCTTTAAAATCCTGAACTACAAGCTTTACCTTTGGCTCTTTTGTACGTCCCCCTCTGCCTTTTGATTTAGCTGGAACTTCCGGCATATCGATGTCAGCAATCTCTGCTTTTAGCAGCGATGCAAATCCAACATATACCCCCAGCTCGTCCATATTTAATTCTATATTTAAATCATTTTTAGCCGCTAATGCTTCTATATCCTCAATAAATTTATTAGCTGTTTCTGTTTCTACTACGATTCTTCTCATTTCTTATTTCCTCCACGATTTAAATCACAACTACTTCCAACAGCATAAAACAGCTGGGTTTGTTCATACACCATTTTAAACTTCTTACATTTACTTCGAGTTCTGCTTATTGGTTCACCACTTACTTTGCAGAAATTATTTATATTTTTACGACATGATTTACATATTGCTGCCATAACTAATTCCTCCCTAATTTTTTTCTAAATGTATCCATATACCAGGTATTTCAGCCCAAAACTTTTCGATAGTCTCACTGGCCACTCTTGCATCATTAACATAAAACCCTAACTTCTCCATGATGTCTTTTAAAGCTTTGTTTAAATTGTCAGTATCAGGTTTCGTATACTTATACTCACCGTCGTAATGTTTTCCACCGTTCAACGGAAAACACCACTTCACAACTAACCTTAACGCTCCGTCTAATGGTTTTTCAGGTCTATGAGGCAGTAGATTAACCATCAACTTATTTTTAGCCTTCACCAGATCAGGCGGATCATAGAATACCGGCTTACCATTAACAACTGTTACATCTTTTTCCTGAGCGGTAACAGTTGGTGGTATCATCGGCATAAAAAATTCAATTATCATAATCTACACCTTGCCATTTACCAGTTGAAGGATTGTATTTGATTAGTGGTTCACTTGTTCCGGAAGCCTTTATTCTATTTACGACATAATTCAAAATGTCCGGTTGCTGTATCAACCATCTTGCCACTTCACTTTTATTCACGTCATATTCTTCGCCAGGTAACTTGTGATAAAGTGGTGGCATATTTCTAGCAACATCTAATTCTTTACTAACTTTTTTTCTTTTTCTCATTTTTACTTTTCTCCCGTCATTTTCCTGCTCGTCATTGTTAGCGGGTTAGGAGTCGTCGTGCTGAGCTTACGCACGACTACTTACCACGCAATGACATACACGAGTAGTTTCTACCAGGGGTCACCGTCACTTTTCATTATTATTATAAATAATAACTTTTTGACCCCTCTACTGACCCGTCACTTTTCATGTTATTTGACTGACTGACCCCTTAGGGGTCACCCGTCACTTTTCATGTTTTTTGACCCCTACTCGTTTTTAAATACTGCTCCACCTTTTCTGGTAAAATCAGGGTGTTCATCAACTCGTTTTCTTATCGCATTTGTTGATAATGTGAAGTATTCTTCTAACGCTTTTATAGTAACTTCTCCTTCTATTTTTAAAGCTTCATATGCAAATTCTAATGACTTCATTCGCTCTTTTTTCTTATCTTCAGGAGTCTTTCTTGCTTCCTTTGCCTTTTGCCACTGCGGCTTCATATCATCAGGCTGAATATCATTCAACACGCCACTTTTATCAACTTTATGAACAGGATAATCAAACCAAAGATTTACTGGACTAAATTTACTGAACTCTCTAAGTGTTCCTTCTATTCGCCATGCTGAAATCTTTTCAACTTCTTCGCGAGCATGATTTAACATAGTGTCAAATACCCCGTATTTTCCTTTAGGTATACGTTTTTTACAATAGTCAACCATTTCCCTTTGACTTAGCATATCGTCCTGAGAAACATCCTCCTGCCATCCAGGATAATTCTTATCCAAATAACTAATACAAAACTGACATGCTGCATTATTCTTTAACTGCTTATATACATTTTCGCCAGGTTCCAATTCGATAAGGTCCATAAGTGCATCAGGATCACGAGCAAAAACTCCAGAGCCTGAAGCTCGATCCATTGAACGTTTACCACCCTGCGAACCTTTTGAGTGGTGATGGCAGTATACAACTGCAGTTCCCAACTCATTACATATCTTGTCAAACTGGTTACAGAAGTTGGCCATCTGATCAGCGCTGTTTTCATCACCTGTTATGACTTTATAAATTGGATCTATGATAATAGCTATGTAATCCTTTTTGGCCGCTCTCCTGATTAGTTTAGGAGCTAGTTTATCCATAGGAATGGATTTACCCCTAAGATTCCAAATATCGATATTAGAAAGATTATTAGGCGTTATATGCAGAGCATTGTAAACATCTTTAAAACGATGGAGACACGATGCTCTGTCCAATTCTAAATTTACATACATAATCTTTCCCTGAGCACAATTGAAATCAAACCACTTTGTACCTTCGGCTATTGCTATACACATTTCAATAAGGGCAAATGACTTACCAGCTTTGGATGGACCGGCAATAAGCATCTTATGTCCCTGCCTTAATACACCATCAATCAGTGGCGGTGCAAGATCAGGCATATTATCCCAAAATTCATTCAGTGATTCAGGATCAGGAAGATCATCATTTACTCCCTCTATCCATTCAAACCATTCATCCCATGAACTCTTGCCTATGTTGGTTCCTACAAGAAACTGTTTTTTACCATTTCTCACAACTCCCGGCATCCTTGACAGTCTTGAAGGATTACGATTTTGTGTATCTATCTCTAGACCGTTTTTCTTACAAATGTTATATAAATAGTCAACACGTTTTCTATATTCTCTATAATCGGCTGCTTCTATTTTTACTATCGCATGGAGTGATTTACCGCCAGAATGAACTAAACAGGCTACCGGCAATTCTAATTCTCTAATGATTGCATTTTGCTCATCAACACTCATAGAGTCGCTTTCAACTAGGGCATATCTATAATCTGTTACATTTTCATTTTTAACACCGTTTCCATCAACTGGATTGAAACGGATCCATGCACCGATTTCCGGATTATAATCCCCAATAACTTCACCTACGTCACCGTTACTTTTAGCAAGCAGTTCAATGAGTTTACCTGCAGTTCTGTCACAGCATCCTTTTGTTGGAAGATGTTTCTGCTTTTCTTCGTTAAACCATGACTTTGTTACATAAGCTACATTTTCAGTAGAATCAAATAATGTTTCCAGATAGGTAATAAGTTCAGCTGATGGGTCCCAACCCCGTGGTTCCCGAACCTCCTTGACCTCAAGCCAGTTCCTGTCTACTATTACCTTTTCATCTTTCGCATTTATAACATCATCCCAGTCAAGTTCATGACCGGCCCCGTCTTTTACTGGCGGTGTCCACCCCTGATCTTTTGCATATTGAACAATCGTACCTCCGGTAACCCCAGAGCCAGTGAATGTATCCCACTTTTTTAAGCACTCTTTATCATGGTAACGTTTGGAATCCCTCCGGCTCCATGAATCCCATTCACTGACTGAATAGCCTTCGTATTTTAAAGCCATACCTACACAACACCACTCCTGGTAATTCAAACGTGACGGATCTATGTAATTAAGTATTTCAATTAGATCAGTTGTATATTCCACCGGCTATTCTCCTTTGTATGTTTTTGGATCAATTCCTTTGGGTATCTTCCATCCGCTTGCTGCAATCCGGTTTATCAGACTGCTTGCAGCATCAAAACTCCATGTTCCCACGTGCTGAAAACCACGGCTTTCAAGAAATCTAATTTGTTTAGGTGTAGTTAATCCTTCCTGACGTCTCTTATCCAAACGGTCAAGTAACAAATTAGCTTTTCCTGCATTGTCAATTTCATCTGGAAAAATACCGAATTTTTCTAAAGCCTTTATCTGCTTATCACTTGCTGGTGCCATTTCCCAGCCAAATAATGGCTTATATCCTGATAAATCCTGATCCATTATGCTCATTTCAAACTGCAGCGGATCAACAAGTTTTCTTTTACGTTTTTTCATTTCACTCAGCAGTTTTGCTAACGATTCTTCACGCTGAGCAACTACATCATTTGAAGCCTGCTCTTCTGCATCTTCAATATCGATAGCTTCTAACACATCTTCAGGAAGACAGGCGTTCGCTTTATCTTCAAGATTCTTTGTCATTGTTTTAGCCACTTCTTCATCTTCACAGATAAGATTGGCCGGATGACATAATTCATGACGTTCAGTGTGCCATAAAAAATCAAGCAATAATAAATGGTCCTTGCCCTCGCACAGACGAGTTCCACGTCCGACCATTTGCGAATATAAACTTCGTACCTTTGTAGGACGTAGTACGATAATACAATCGACTGACGGGCAGTCCCATCCTTCAGTTAACAACATTGAATTACATAAAACGTTGTATTTATCATTTTCAAAATCTTTCAATATTTCACTGCGGTCTTTACTGTCACCATTTACCTCTGCAGCTCTGAAACCATTTTCATTGAGAATATCTCTAAATTTTTGAGAAGTCTTTACAAGAGGCAGGAAAACAACCGTTTTCCTATCCATACAGTATTTTTTCATTTCTTCAGTAATCTGATGAAGATACGGATCCAGCGCAGTACCTATATCGCTTACCTTGAAGTCACCAGCCTGAACTCCGACACCGGACAAATCCATCTTTAACGGTAACGTAAGCGCCTTTATAGGTGCTAAAAACCCCTCTTTAATTGCTTTAGGCAAAGTATACTGATATGCTAAACTTTCAAAATAACTACCAAGATTTCTCATATCCCCGCGATCCGGTGTAGCAGTTACACCTAAGACCTTGGCTGTATTAAAATATTCCAAAACTCTTTGATAACCATCACTTAAACAGTGATGCGCCTCATCTATAATAATTTTGTCAAAATAATTTCTGGGGAACTGTTCCATTCTTTTTGGTCTCTGCAATGTCTGCACTGAGCCAACAACTATTCGAAACCAGCTCCCAATACATGTTTCTGATGCTTTTTCCATTGCACACCCTAATCCTGTTGATTTCGCTATCTTATCTGACGCTTGTTCAAGCAGTTCTCCACGATGTGCCATTATAAGAACTCTATCCCCGTCCTTAACACAGTCCTTTGCAACTTCAGCAAAGACAATAGTTTTTCCACAGCCGGTAGGCAAAACTAAGAGAGTCTTTTGAACTCCCTTGTTCCACTCATTGAATATTGAATCGTGTGCCTCCTGCTGATATGGCCTTAACTGCATTAGAACTGTCCAGGATTATATTGAGGTGCTTGATTAAATGACTGCTGCACTTCATCTTTTGGATAGAATTTCTTGATTTTGTTGTACATATTTCCGTTATACTCCTCAGGAACAACTTTGCATCTACCAGTTGCTCCTGGAACCATTTGCCAGTTCATTCTGAGCGGTTCATCTTTTTTCTTCTGTCCTATTCCTCTAAAAAATTCACTAAGCATTGTTTCCAGCTTAGAATGAAGCAATAGATTGTGTTGAATCTTTACATCTCTTCCACTTGCGGGATCAACAATTACAATTGTTAGATTTGCCTGATTACATGGTGGAATCTTTTTACCTCCTTCATATCTTCCCCGTTCAAATCTTTCTACTCTAAAATCATAATCACCAGCAGGAAGTGTAATATACTCCTGCTCCTGCTGAATTGTATCATCCCATCCTAGTTCTCTTTCCATACCGTTTTGTTGTTGATAATTATTATCCATTACTTATATCCTCCTAAAATTGTCTAATCTGCTCATCGATTATTTTAAATACCTGCGGCCATGCTGCGATAAGCACACCGTCAATAAAACTCGAATCATAATTTTCTATTGGTGTTTCATAAGGATAATACCCTTTGCTTGCCACAGCTTTTTTTAATTCATCCTCAGTAACTAAGTCCTTATTCATTAGATCTATCAATGCTCTAGGTAAAGCAGAATTACTTTGAGGCATTACTTTTGCTTCAGCTGTTTTAATCACTGGTTCCAGTTCGCTTCCTAGCTGATCAATCTTTTTACTGATATTTTGATTTGATTCAACTTGTGGCTGAACCGCCTGAGATTGTACTGATTCCATTGATCGAGTATTTATTTCAGTATTTTGTACTATCCCATTAAAGATATGCGCGATGCCTGTATAATCTAAAGGCATTTCTTCAGGCAGTCCAAATCTGTTTTTTGCATCCCAGCAGGGATGGTGAGTAGTATACATAACACGCTGACCACCCTGTGCCTTGTGTTTCTTACCTTCTTTATCGGCTGCTACACTAAACGTTTTATAATTAGCAAATAAGACTATATCGGCCCATTCTTTTGTAAGCGGGGCTGTTTGTGCTGTTGTTTTTTTACCAAGTTTCAGCTCATAGCGATCATAAGCTCCCATTTCATTAGGCTGTTCAAATTTTCTAATTACTGCATGTGCAGTTAATAAAACATTGATATTAGCCACATCAATCACATCCTGGAGAAGATTTAAGAATCTACCCCATTCTTCTGCGACGTATGTATAGCCGTTTCCGTATCCAAATTCTTCAACCCCACTCTTGCCGTGTCTTGAACACACTGCTTCTACACATAGTCTTTCAGCCCAGTCAGCGGTATCAATCACAAGTGTCTTACATGGTTTTGTCTGAATGATCCACTGAACTTCCTGGATAATCATCTGCCAAGATGTCGGTTTAGGCAGTCTTTTAACATCAAGTTCTTTTGTAGATCCTTCGGTATCGATAAATAACGGATCAGGAAACTTTGAAGCAAAGGTTGATTTACCAATTCCCTCTGGACCATAGAAAACTACTTTCTTAGCACCGTTTATAACCCCATCTGTAATTACAAATCCATTCATTAAAACTCACCCGCTTTCCATTTAGGTGTCTCAGCTTGTTCTTTTATACCTCCATTTACTGACGATAGCACTGATGGATTTTCTTCAAGCATTTGCCCCTTTACGTATCCATCTTCAATTACAATCGAGCATTCATCACCAGTAGATACTCTTGTAGCAATTGCCTGCAGCCCTTCCTGTTCAAGCCACGCTCCAAATTCATTCATAGTCTCAATATCCATTTGTTCTAACTTATCAATCAATACAAATCCACAATCCGGATTTAATTTACGTACAATAGCAGTTGCAACTCTTAATTGGTCGCTCCCGCTCATTCCATCCCATTTCTTGCCGTTATATGTAAGTTCATTATCTTCAACACTTAGTCCAGGAAGTGGCAGATCAGCACCTTTTAACAGATCAATACGCTGTTTGCGAATCTCTTCAATCTTTACAGTCATTTCATTATACTGACTAGCGTAATTATTCGCGTCTTCTTCAGCCTTATCCTTATCTAAATTTGCTCTAACTTTACGATTTATTTCTTCAATTTCAGCAAGATTTTTTTCAAGTTCTTCAGTTGACTGATCAATAAGATCTAGTGCATCCGTTTTAGCAATAGTTAGATCATTTGTCGCTTTGTTTAATTCAGTTTGCTTAGCTAGTAACTGTTTTTGTAGTGCAGCTACCTCTTCAGTTAAAATCGATACACTGTATTCAATTTGAGTTACTTTATCACGCTTGCGTTGATTCTCCCCGTTCTTTGCTAATATTGCCTGTTGCTGATTAATTAGCTCCTGAGGCGAAATTAAATCTTTAGGTGCTTCAGAATAAAATACCTGTTCTTTAGCATATTTTTTCTTTTGATCAGCAATTCGTCCAATAGCCAATCGATTATTATAGATTTCACTTTCTTCATAATTCAGCTTTGCAAGCTGTTCCCCGACACCAATTATTCTTAATAGAATATTAGCTTTCTCCTTATTTGAAGCTTCCATAAACTTTGGAAGATCCAAAGCCAGTTCTTCGATAAATCCATTCAGTATCTGCTGACCTGCCTTGTTTCCATTAGGGTCAGTAATCTTTAATGCGCTGTTCTTACCTTTACGCTCCACTACCAATCCATTGCTTAATGTAATATTCAGATTAGGTGGAACTGTGGATCCTTCTCTAGCAGCATTACTCGGCTTAAATTTATTGCCACCCAGTGCCCATGCAATACTGTCTAATACCGATGTCTTGCCCTGGTTGTTTCTTCCACCAATAACTGTCAAACCATTTTGATTTGGTTCAACTTTAACTGCTTTAATGCGTTTTACATTTTCCAATTCCAGGCTGTTAATTTTAATTGTCATTTCTGTTTCCTCCCTTAAAAGTAATGATTTTGATAATCTTATTCTTTTTGATGACATAAACTTTTACAGTCTCGTCATTTACATTCGTTTCTACACGACAGCGGATATTTAGATCCTCACGCTTCTGTTCGATTATTTCAAAATAAGCGTCATTAAGATTCTTACTGAACATGTTATGGTTGAAGTTAGTTGACATCTTTGCTATCCCCCCAACAGTTCATCCATAATTTTTCTTACTTCTTCAGATGATGGAACTCTTTTATTTGCATTTAATTTTTCTACAAATTCTTGTCCGCATTTTTCAAATACACCCTCAACCGGTTTAAAAATTTCAATTATATCTTCTTTTGTAAGGGTACTGATATCTTCTACATAGCTGACCATAGCTTCACCAACACCACCAAAAATTGAATTTTCAATAGGACTGATTTTAAATTCAAACTGTATTAGCGTTTCCGGCTCCATATCTTCTTCAATTTCATCTAATAGTTTTTTTATTGATTCACTTTTGTTACTGTTAATCTTTACTACTTTTACATCAGCTCCTGATTCCATCGCTGATTCGATTAATTCCTTGATTTTATCTTCCATAGCTTTCTCCTCTGTTATATCTTTCTATGATCCGATCCCGATCCTTTGTTACTGTCTCGAGACTGGACCTTAAATTTCTAATTACTAATACCTGGTAAACACTTAGCACAATAAACAGGACTAAAAGTATGCTAAGAAATTTAATAAATACCTTGTCTTTCATAAGACTGCCCCCACAAGAGCAGCAGTAAGCTCCGCCAACAGATAGACACCTGCTACGATAGTTAATGCTCCTCTAGCTGTTAATCTTTCCATTTAACAGTTACCTTTCTTTAAAACAACCATTGTATATAACTGTTTATTAATGCTCAATGCACCATCCTTAGCGGTAATAACTGAAACATCTTCAGCTGGATAAGATATGGCTATTCCATAATCTAATAACAGAATATTGCTTTCTCTTAGTTCATCAACTTTAAAAATATCCTGATTATCAAATTCATTTTTCCCTTCTAAACGGATGCTTGGTTTCACCAATTCATCTGAAGGCATAATATTTAACAACTGTCTTAAAGTAATACTTTCCATTTTGACTTTCTCCTTAATATCTTCTATAATGAAGATGGTTAATTTTTGTTAGGTACTGTTGGCGCAGTGCCTTTTTTTGTACTTTTGTTGTACTCAATTATCAACGCATCAATCAGCTTTTCACTCGGCTCCCGATGCCACTTTGTCATGTAATCTTCAAATGCGCCTCGCGGAACATAAATGTATCGCTTTCCGCATTCTGTTATTTTATAACTACCTGGAAAGGATCCATTAACAACTGCACTAATCACAAAATCCTTACTCAGTCCCGTACGTTCTTTAATCTCTTCAAACGTAACGCCTAGAGCTTCAACCTTTTCCATCTTTCTCACCTCCTTTGATGTATCACCTTCACACGTGCTATAATTGATTTGTCGAATCCCAATATAGAAAGTGGGGTGAAATAATAATGAATTTTGAAAATATTTTAACTGTGCTACTATCTGCCACAATTCCCTCTATCATTACATATCTTGTTACTAAAAAGACCTGTGATTCAAAAATTGAACAAATTAAAATTTCTAAAGATTCTGAGATTAATCAATTAAAATTACAACATCAACATGAGATTGATAAATTAGAATCTGAACACAAGCACAACATTGAACAATTAGAGCTTCAGCATCAATTAAAAAAGGAATCAAAATCAAATGATATGTCATCTAAATTGACAGAAATGTTTTTAAAAGGAGAATTGGATATGGACAATATTAATAATTCAATTCCAAAACTTAAAAAAATGGATCGTAATGTAACTCGAATGAAAAATAAACAAGAGACTTCAAATTTTATCAAAAAACAGAAGCGTTAATGAAATCGACTTTATTCCGTCATTTATTACCTGTAATAAAATTGGATTTTCAATCATTAATGATTCATCCCCTGAGATTTTAGAAAGCATCTGTAAATGTTCTTCTAAAATCTTTTTTATATCTTCCTTTTTCATAACTTCCTCCTTTTTTTCTTTAACTCCGCTTTCAATACTTTCAACAACGATTTATCAAATCACATAATTTTTAAAACTGTTATGATTTAGTTAGTCGACAGTATTAAGATAAAAGACATAATCACTAATACTGCACTTAACCCAAAAGCAAACAAAGTTGGTTTTATCAATGATTTATAGTCTTCCATAATAGCTATGCCTAATAGCAAAAACACACCTACTCCGCTTGATAATACAAATCCAATTCCAAAAAGCATACATAAAAATATTTTCATTCTAATTGGCCTTTCTTATCTTTATTACGTTTAAGAAACTTTCTCCTTGATTAGTTTTAACAAGTTTAACTTGTATTGTGACCAAAAAAAATATAATCAGTTGGATAGTGATAAACTTGCGAAATAATTTCGTGATACCCACTTTTTACAATTCGCGGGTCTTTTTCCCACCTAATCAGCGTAGAAACATCAATTCCGAGTAATTCTGCTGCCTCTTGCTGATTTAATTCAGCGTTTACTCTTGCTGCCTTTAATGATATTTTAGGAATATTAATATCTTTTGTCACATGACCACCCCCCTTACGAACTTAATTATACACAAGTTAAACTTGTATATCAAGTAAAAATTGTAAAAATGTTATATTTTATTGCATTAATACAAGTTTTACTATAAAATATTATTATCAGGAGGTAATTAAAATGAGTGATTCTGAAAAAACAAAAAAGATATTTGCTAAGAATCTTTTAAAATATATGGAACGCCACAACTTAAATCAAACTGATATTTCTGAAATCACAGGTGTTTCACAACAATCAGTATCTAATTGGTTAAATGCTAAATTGATGCCTAGAATGGGGATAATTGAGATATTAGCAGAATACTTTAAAATACTTAAATCGGATTTATTAGAGGAAAAACAAAACTCGACTTACATCCCCGACCACTTCGAATCAGTAACTGATGCAATGGAATTTATTCTAAGAGTTCCTGTAGTAGCAAATAACTGTGGTTACGACCTCGATACTATGTCTGAAGAAGAAATAATTGAAATGGCTGAGGATCTATCCGAAATGCTACAAATCATGGCAAAGAAACACAGGAAAAAATAATGATGGAAGTTCATGAAGTAATTGAATATTACAATCAAAACGGATTGAACGAGACATTAGATTATTTTGACATAGACATAATACACAAAGAACTGAGAGGGAAAACGGTTGAATCAAGATTAGTAATAGACTTTTATGGGAAAGCAACTATCTTTATTCAGCCAGATTTAGATGAGAATTACGAACAGTTTTTAAAGGCCCACGAGCTTGGCCACTACTTGTTACATTATCAATGTGATATAAGCTTTAATTACCTCACAAGGGTATACAAAACTAAAATAGAAAAAGAAGCTAACAGTTTTGCCTGCAAGCTTCTAATGAGCGATATTAATATAAAAGAACAAGAAAATATAGACTTTATTGCAATGGAAAAGGGAATTCCATTAAAAGTATGGCATTCAGTAATGAATTTAATTTAGTAATAACATATTATGTTTAAATAAAAAAGGGAGGATTTTATTATATGGAATTACAAGAAAAAATGTACAATCTCAGTGAAAGGATTAAACAATTAAAAGAAAATATTCAAACTGAAGAAGCAACAAAACAGTCATTTATTTTACCATTTTTTCAGGCTCTCGGCTATGACGTTTTCAATCCGCTTGAATTCATACCTGAATTTACAGCTGATGTTGGAATTAAAAAACATGAAAAAGTCGACTATGCTATATTGCAAGAAGGTAAGCCATTAATCTTAATCGAAGCAAAATCATGCAACGAAAAATTAGACAAACATGATTCACAATTATTTAGATATTTTGGTACAACTGAATCTAAATTCGCAATTCTAACAAATGGAATTATATACAAATTTTATAGTGATTTAGATCAGCCAAATGTTATGGACTCACAACCATTCTATGTTTTGGACATGATGGATTTAAGCGATCAAGCAATTCAATATTTAGCTAACTTTAATAAATGTAATCTGGATATTGACAGTATAATGAATACTGCATCTGATTTAAAATATCTCAGTTTAACAAAAACAGCATTTAAAGAACTTATCGAAAATCCAACTGATGAATTTATAAAACTTTTATTAAACAGCGGCGTGTATGATGGATTGAAAAATCAAAAAGTTATTGATAAATTTAAACCTATTGTAAAACGTGGAATTAATCAATATATTAATGACAAAATGTCTTCAAAATTCAAGGAGACATTAAGCAGTAATGATGATGAAGTCATTGAGGAAAATAATGAACCAGACGAAGAAGTAAGCAAAATCAACACCACTATTGACGAGTTAAATGGTTTTGCAATTGTTAAAGCCATTTTACGTACTGAAGTAGAAGCTAAGCGTATTACATATAAAGATACAGAAAGTTACTTTGGTATTTTATTAGATAATAATATACGTAAATGGATTTGCCGTATTTACATTAACACTAAAGCTAAATACGTAATTATTTCTGATGAAAATAAAAAAGGAATAAAACATGATCTAGGTACCCTTGACGATCTATACAATTTATCTAATGAATTGAAAGACTCTTTAAAAAAATATCTCTAATTGAATCTATACATAATCAAATACGGTAAACACACTTCATAGTGTTTATATAAAAATGGGAGAAAGGAGAGGGGAATATGAAACCGAATCAAGAAAAAGAATTAAAATTATATCATGGCAACATCTATAAATACAGAATGAGCGAAAGTATCGACAGTTTAGGAATTTACATGTGTGACACAAATTTAAAGTATAAAGTATGCATCATTCCTTTGTCTGAAGACGATGAGACAGGAATATCATATAAAATAGGCTGTTTAGATAAGGTTGCTTATCCGTTTGAATTTTTAGAGATTGATAGAAGAAATATTGTAGATGTGCTACGAATAAAAGGATCCGTCGCTAAAGTCAATTACAAAGAATATATAGAACTTTCTGAACTATTACTAAATAAATTATCTCTAAAGGTTCTTGATACTTACTCTGCATTCCAGGCGAAAAGATTATCTTTATCTAAAGAAAACTATATTCTTACAGAAGATTATTACAAATATTATACCTGGTTCGAGCACAAATCAAATCTTGAATTTAATAAAAATATTAACAGAAATCCAATTATAAAAAAATATTGTCTCTATTATGTCGAAATTGGTGAAAACATAGGTACTGAATTACATAAAATGAGACCAGCAGTTATTTTCAAGCGGTGTATGGCTAGCAATCCTAATGATAGCAGTTATATTGTAATACCCATCACGTCTCAATCAACATCTGGTAACTACCCTTATAATACGCCTATTATGGTAAATGGGAAAGTAAACTACGTTAGAACAAATGATGTTAGACGAATAAGTGTAAAACGAATAGTTGGTCCTCTTTACAAATCAGGTACTAATGAAGTTTTAAAATTAAATGAAGCAGAGATACAATCAGTAAAAGAAAATTTTAAAAATTATTTTATAAATTAGTATACTATTATAAATCTTAGTGCATATTATGTAATGTACATGTATTGACATTCTCACAATTCGTGATAAAATACTTGTATAACAAAGGTGATCCACCAATATACAGAGTGGTAATACTGGAGGACTTCGAAGAGGCACTGAGTAATCAGTGTCTTTTCGCTTATTATAAAAAAACTCCACTGCTACCAACAGTGAAGTTTGAATGAAGTACTACCAATACTTCATAGTTATAAAAGACTCTCTCAAAAGTCCTTTTACGTGCTTAATTATATCATTTAAACACGTCTAAGGCAAATTAAAGAAAGGACGTGTTTTCATTATGCCTAGAAAGCAGACTTTTAAGCGCAGGCCGAACAAAGCAGGAACAGTAATAAAACTATCAGGTAAACGAAGACGTCCCTGGTGTGCTAAAGTAACCACTGGAAAAGACATTATTACCGGTAGACAGATACAAACAGTACTGGGAACCTTTGAGACCTGGGATGAGGCTGATGATGCTTTGACTTTATACAGACTTGGTCAAAAGAATAAGATTACCGATCAGGAAGCTGAGGCACTTGCACCCGATACATTCCAGAAGCTTGTTGATCAGCGTGAAAAGAATATGCCTACCTTTAAAGAAATCTTTGATATTATATACCAGGAAGAATTGTGCACATTATCTAAAAGTGCTGCTCAAGGTTATAGATCGTGGATTAAACATTTTAACAGTATATACCACCACAAGATCAGTCAAATAAGTCTGGCCGATCTGCAGGAAATATTTGATCGTGATAAAGCTGGTTACGGTACAAAAGTACATATGAAAGTTTTAGTTAGCAAAATATTTGAATATGCAGTTATTCACAAATATATAAATCGTGACGATGATTACACTGAATATATAAAATGTGGCAAAGCAAAAGAAAGCACTAAACATTATGCTTTCTCAAATGACGAAATAAGAGCATTGATGAGCGATAACAGCGATACGGCTAAAATAATACTTATTTATATATTCACCGGTTTAAGAGCAAATGAACTGCTGAATATCCCGCGTAAAAATATTTGTTTAAACACAGAATTCCCCTATTTAGTATCTGGATCAAAAACTGATGCAGGTAAAAATCGAGTAATTCCCATTCATACTTTTATCGAACCTTTTGTTAAACAGCTGTTGATGAAGAGAAAGAAAAGAATAATTGACTGTACCTACTATCAGTTTTCATCTATGTTCTCCTCTTTTTTAACTGATCATAATATGAAGCATACAATACATGATACTAGGGATACATTTGCAACATTATGTCAGTCTAACAACGTTGATCTGTTTATAAGAAAACGTATTCTTGGTCACAAAATGAAAGATATAACCTTTGATACTTATACATCTACCGTAATTGAAACATTATATAAAGAAATCAACAAAATCAAGGTGCCTAAGCCTTGA